GCAGCGGCCGCCGTCGCGGGACCTGCAAGGTCTGTGGGGGCATCGTATGCGGCAAGCCGCTGTGTATGGCCCAGTGCACGCCGATCGAGGCGCAGCTGGCGGGCGAGGCGCCGGGCGCGCTGTGCGACAACCCGGTCGCGGGCATGCGGCCGCGCGCGACGGATTTGCGCTTCTTCATCGATTAGGGCCGGGGACCGCGGGTCAGGCATGCCTGACCCCTACGGGGGCTAGGGGGCCTTAAACCGTGGGCTACATCCCGACCACGCTGGTCCCGAGCCACGATTTCGGGCCGCCGCTGGCGGCGCCGAGCGCGGACGAGACGGCGGAGCAACACGCGGCGCAGACGTTCGGAGCGCCGCTCCCGATCCTCCTCCACGTGCCGGATTGGACGTGGAGCGCGGAGCCGCCAGCCGTCGCGCCTATCGCCGATGCGACGGCTGAGGAGTCGGTCGCGCGGCAGTACGGGGGCGGCGAGGCGCCGCAGCCAGGGAGGGGGCCGGCCGCAGAAGCGAGCGTTGGCGAGCCGCCGTGGGAGGCGTCGCCGGCAGCTGACGAGACGGCGGAACAGAACGCCGCGCGCCAGTATGGGGATGTCCCAACGCTCGCGCTGCCGGGGGCGCCAGGCTCGATATCGGAGCCGGATTGGGCGCCATACGTTGAGGAGCCGCCGGCGGAGTTCGATCCGACGGGGCTGGCGCATCTCGCGATCGGGATGCCGGTGCCTCCGCAACCGGCGCCGGATGGCACGTGGATCACGGAGCCGATCGTTGCGTGGCCCACGGCCGATGAGACGGCGGAGCAGAGCGCTGCGGCGCACTTTGGGAGTGTCGGCGGGGGACAAGCCCCCGCCCTACCGGTAACTGGGGCGAGCGCGGAGCCGGCGTGGGAGCCGCTCCTCGAGTTCGACGCGACGCTGCTGCCCAGCATGGCGTTGGGAGCGCCGTCGATCCCGCGACCGGCGCCGGATGGCACGTGGGTTACGGAGCCGATCGTTGTGTGGCCGGCGGCCGATGCGACGGCAGAGGAGTCGGTCGCTCGCCAGTACGGGGAGCGGCCGCAGCCGGGGGCGCTGGGTGGAACCAGCGACGTCTTCGAGCCGGCGTGGTTCACGATCCTGCCGGCGGCGGTGAGGACTGGCCAGGGGGGCATGTTCGGCCGGGACGAGCCGTATGGGGGCGCCTTCGGGCGCGATGAGGTGGCCAGCGGGGCGATGGGACAGGATGAACCGTACGGCGGGGCCTTCGCTCGGGATGGGGGCTAGCGAAATGATGAACGCCTACCACCTGGGCCAGGAGATCCGCATCCCGCTGCGGTTTTGGGTCAACCAAACGAAGCTGCGGGCGGAGGCGGCCGCGGCGGCGCTGACCATCAAGGTGCGCGACGCGACGGGCTACGCAGCGGGCGACGTCCTCATCCTGAACCCGGGGACGGATACCGAAGAGACGGTGACGATCGCCGGGGGGGGCGTATCGGGGACGACGTTCACGCTGACGGCGGCGCTGACGTACGCGCACGGCGTGAACGAGATCGTGGGGGAGCTGTCGAACCCGACGACGATCACGGTGAAGCGGCAGACGCCGGATGGGGTGGACCAGACGGCGTGGGCGATCGCCGATCTGACGAACGACGCGACGGGGAAGTACAGCAAGACACTGACGCTGGACCAGTCGGGGGAGTGGCTCTTCGACGTGGATACGACGGGCTCGCCGAAGGCGTCGTTCAGCTGGAAGCTGGTGGTTCACCCGACGCAGTTCTAAGGCCGCCCATGGCGGCGGGGGACAAGCCCCCGCCCTACCGGACGAGGGGAACGCGTGCCGAGCAACAACATTTACTGCCAGCTGGACGACGTGGAGAGCCGGCTGGGCCTGAAGACGCACGATCAATGGGATCGGGCGTCGGTGACACAGATCATCGAGGCGGTGGCTCGTCTGGTCGACGAGTACTGCGGGCGACGCTTTTTTGTCGTGGCAGAGACGCGGTACTTCACGGCGCGCCGCGCGGACGAGCTGATCGTGGGGGACTTCACGGCGATCACGTCGCTGAAGACGGACCACGATGGCGACCGGACGTACGAGATCACCTGGGACATCGCGGGGGCGGATGCGGACGTGGATCTGGAGCCGTACGAGGCGCCGCTGGCGGTGCCGCCGAAGCCGTACTGGAAGTTGATGACGACGCCGAACGGGGACAACAGCTTCCCCGTGGGGGTGCGTCGCGGTGTGGAAATGGCCGCGAGCTTCGGGGCGTGCACGCTGGCGAACTGCCCGCCGCAGGTGCGGGAGGCGTCGATCCTGCAGACGATCCGGCTGTACGAGCGGCGGAAACAGCCGTTTGGCGTGTACGCGATGCCGGAGGCGGGGACGGCGACATTCATCAGCTCGCTGGACCCGGACGTGAAGGCGCTGCTGGCGCCGTTCGTGCTGGTGACGATCGCGTGACCGTCAAGGTGACCATCGAGATCGAGGGCTACGCGGCGCTGATGCGCAAGCTGAGGCCGCCGGAGAACCTGTACGCGAAGGCCTGGCGCGACGCGATGGAGGAGGTTGGCCGGCTGGGGGCGGAGCAGGCGCGGAAGACGGCGCCGCGGGGCGCGACCGGCAACCTGGTGGCGGGCATCTCTTACAAGGTGCAGAAGTCGCCGGTGCCGCGGTACGTGGTGATCAAAAACACGACGCGGCGGAAGAAGTACTCCTACCCGACGTTGCTCGAGTACAGCCCGAAGCACCACCACTTCGGGTGGATGCGGAAGGCGATCGACCAGGTGATGAGCCGCGCGGACCAGATCCTGTCGAAGGCGGCGCGGGCGATCGAGCGGAAGTGGGGGAGCTAGGTTGGCCGAGCAAGAGCTGGACGTGATCGCCGAGGGGCTGGTGGAGGCGCTGGCCCTGCTGCCGGACATCCACGCGGCGAATGGCTGGCCGGATGAGGCGTTGCCGTCGCGGGTGGCCATCGTGCAGCCGGACGCGGGCGATTACGAGGTGGCGCTGGGCGATGACGACCAGGGCGCATGGCGCTACCAGGTGGTGCTGATGTTTTCATCCGAGGGCGGGCGCCAGCGGGCGCAGCGGGAGCTGAACACGTACCTGAGCCGGACGGGCGATCGATCGGTGGTGCGCCGCCTGCTGGCGGACCCGACGCTGGACGGCCGCTGCGACACGCTCTTCGTGCGGGGCTTCGTGGATTACGGGCAGGCGGCCTACGAGCCGGGCGTCGAGTGGTGGACGGCGAAGGTGAACGTTGAGGTGATCACGTAAGCCACGCGGCGGGGGACAAGCCCCCGCCCTACCAGACGGCGGCTGAGCTGGCAGGAGGTTTCTCAATTGGTACCTGAACAATACGTTGGGGTGGCGTTTCGCCAGCTGACACTGGAGCTGCGCTGGGTGAAGGATGGGACGAGCGGGCCGGACTTTGTCTCGGCGCGGCCGTACGACCAGAGGGGGGACCGCTTCCTCGACAGCGAGGAGCCGACGCTGGTGTCGTTCGCGGCGGATGACAACGTGGATGTGGAATTTCTATTGAAGGTGGGGGCGATCGCAGAGGACATGGACGGCGGGGGACAAGCCCCCGCCCTACCGGACGGGGAGGCGTCGTCGGCGGCGCCAGAGAGCGATGCGTCGCTCGCGTCGCCGACGGGGCCACTGGGGACACCCCAGACCCCGGGGGCGGCTGCGCCCTCACCCCCGCCCTCTCCCAGAGGGAGAGGAGGCCTCTAGGTGGCGAAAGCTGCGTCCACTCCGAACACGCGGGTGTGGCTGGATCAGTACGACATCACGGGCTTTCTGAACGCCGGGAGCCAGGAGATCACGCAGGAGGCCCTCGTCGCGACGGCGCTGTCGGATGCGGGGCCGCGCCGGGTGGTTGGCGGCTACGACCACAAGGACGGCCACACGGCGATGTTCGACGGGGTCGCCGCTCAGATCGATGCGATCCTGGACGGGCTGCTCGGCGACGACGACGACCATTACCTGTGCCGAGCATGGGGGGCGAACGCCGAGAACAGCGTGGCCTACTCGAGCATCGTCAAGCTCGTGCAGCGGCCGCACCGGACGGCGAGCGGCCAGCTGATCATCATGGAGACGCAGCTCGAGGGCGGCGGCGGGATGGCGCGGGGCCTCGTGTTGGGGAACGCGACGGTGACGGGCACGGGCGCCCGCACGGGGCGGAATCAGGGCGCGACGACAGCGGGCCAGACGTACCAGGCGGTGGTGCGGGTGCTCTCGGGGACGTTCACGAGCATCACGATCCGCATCCAGGAGTCGCAGAACGATGGCGGGGCGGACCCCTACGCGGACATCGCGGGAATGACGACGACGCTGACGGTGGCGGGCGTGACGCGGCTGACGACGACGGCGGCGACGGAGGCGTGGAAGCGGGCGAACGTGCAGGCGTTTACGGGGACGAACGCGGTGATCATCGTAACGGGGGGACTGGTTACAGGGACTTAGGCGGCGGGGGACAAGCCCCCGGCGGAACGTTGAGGAGGAATCAAGGTGGCGAAAAGGGCATCGCGCGATCTGAACTGGGCGATCAACGCGGTCGCGGTCGAGAACTACCTGGAGTCCGCCTCACAGGAGGTGACCCAGGAGGCGCCCGTCGTGACGGGCTATGCGGACGCCGGCCCGCGGCGCGTGACGGCGAACTACGACGTGAAGTACAGCGCCGATGGCAATAACGACTTCGCCTCGGGCCTGCTGGACGCGACGATCTTCGCGCTCGTCGGGAGTGCGGGCGTGGCCTCGGCGTTCGATCCGACGGGGGCGGCAGCGGGCGCGAACGATCCGAACTACGACATGACGAGCGTCGTGCTCGAGTCCTATGGCATCCGCACGGCGATCGGGCAGCCGGTGAAGTTCAGCTTCGGATTGGCTGGCAACAGCGCGCTGACCCGAGCGGTGGCGTAACAGGGCCTGGAGAGCACGGCCACGCGGCGGGGGACGAGCCCCCGCCCTACCGGACGAAAGGCTCATGTGCCAGGCCGGCGGCGGGTTGCCAGAAAACGAGCCGGGCCTATTCCGTGCGAAATACCAGGAGTGGCCCCCGGTCCGAGTGTTCGGACCGGGGGCTGTCTCTATGGGTGAGGAGAGAGCCATGAGTAAGCCTCCAGCGAGGACCGTGCCGAGCGACGACTTCTATCTGACCGTGGATGAGGTCGCCTACCAGCCCCATGAGGGGGAGTGGGTGAAGGTCCTCAACCACTTCGCCGTGCACGACCTGCAGGTCCTCAAGGCGGTGCGGCAGATGTCCGTGGAGGTGGACGCCGTGCGGGGCGAGGCCAACGAAAAGGATCGCGTCCTCGAGGTAATGGAGAAGCCGTTCGCGGAGCTCTGCGAGCTGCTCGCGGATCGCGTTGTGGCATGGAACTGGACGGACGACGCGGAGCGCCCGATGCCGCCTCCCAGCGTGGCGAGCATCCGCGGACTACGGGCGGAGGAGATCTCGTACCTGATGCGCCTCGTGCAGGGGGAGGGGACCGCCGA